TTTGGCGCTTGCTCTGGCTGCCTTCTGTGATGCCTTGGAAGCTCTTTGGGCTGCTTTTTCCGCTTGCTTCAATTGGCGATCCAGAGCTGAAACCATCTTCTTGGCTTCTTGGTCTGTGATGTTTGGAATTGTCTTCAGCTTGGCTTTTAGATCGGCTAAATTTGCCTTATAACTGATTTCAATGGATTTCTTCTCTTCAGCCATTTCTATATCCTTTTCCCTAGATCCCTAGAGAGAGCTTTCACCACTTTTCTGGATGATTTTGTGAGTGGTTTCACCATTAATTCAGTCGCTACTCTTCTTCCTTGGGGTTGTAGGATTTCATCTCCATCCTTGTTCTTGGAATCTTCCCCAAACTTGATAGCCCAAGAATAAGGAGCTGTATTCTTCAGATATACAATAATATCACCACTTGGAGATATACGAACTCCCCTTCGGAACATTTGAAAACTTTTTTTGGATGGATCTCGATAAAAAGATATTTTCCCTTCATTATCTTTTCTTATGATTGGCTGTCTTCGAGGCCAGTCTTTTTTGGCTTCCATTTCGATTCTAGCCATTTCTTCATCCATTATCTTTTCAGCATTGGGTACTACTCTTTTCAGAACATCCAAGAACATTTTGGTCATGTCCTCTGGAATCTCAATTGTGGCTTTCCCTGTCTTGTAACTCTTCCCCATTTAGCCCCCAATAGATTTGGCAATCATAGCTTCCATTTTAGCCCTTTTTATTTGTTCTTGCCTGTCTTTTATTTCCTTGGGGGAAGCTGTCTCCAGCCTGTAATCAGCTAAGACTTTTATTCTGGTTTCGTGATCCAAGGTATAGAACCAATTTGGATCACGATTCCAAGTCTTAGCAATTCGAAGGGCTAGAAGATCAAGATAACCTCTGGAGCTTAGGAAAAATTTGCTGTATTTTCTACCTCTTGCTCCGTTGGAATTGCTTGCATCATCATCACAAGAACCTGAGAGCCCATATCATATATTTCTGATAAGGGAACCCCTGAATCAAGAAGGCGATCCATTATCTTATGTCCAAACAGGATTGGATCTCCACTGGCTATCTTGTAGGCTGGAAGGATTCTAGCGTGATCCACCCCAACCGCAATAGCAGCTGCACAAAGTCTTCCTAATTGAGCTCTATTTGGTTCGCTTCCCCAAATTGACACGAAGTCCACACAAGTCGCCAAAGATTTGGGAGTGTGAACTTCATGTTCTCCAAGTTTTCTTAGATTAAGTTTCATATGTACCTCGTTGAAACTAAGTTAAATTATACAGGTCCAGTAACAGAAGGACCGCCATAACAAGTGAAATTCAAAGTGAAAGCGCTTGGATCTCCCTCTGAGAAGTCAAGAGAACAAACACACTTACTTAGAGTTACAGTATGATCAGCATCATCCCCAAAATCGGTTCCTTCAGCTGTGTACTTGATATCAATACAATAGTGTTCAACGTAAGGAACTCCAGCGCCACCGGTGGAAGTATTTCCAGCATAGAAGCCTGATTGAGTGATGAAGTCACGAACTGAACCAGCTTCCGATCCATCTGTGAATTGGCGGAAGTGAAAAGAGAATGAACCAGTGATAGCCTGCTGATCTTGCTTGCGGATAGCTGCGAAGTTTCCACGATCCATCACTACCAATTCGCTGAATTCGTTAGGCTCTGAGAAGGAGAAGTTTCCATCTTCATAAGCAATTTCCAAAGTAACTGGAACACCAGTTCCATCAATGAGTTCAATTTTTCCATCCCGTTTGGTTTTTGGGACTACAGAATAAGCCATAATATCTCCTAGATTGTGTGAAGAGTGATAAATTCAAGCGTAAGTATAACATATTCTTGGCTCTCTGTTACCTCTCTGGAGGAGCCTACATATCTTATAGTGAATTGGTTATCGGTTGCGTAAGTTTCCAGAACCTTGGCTATCACCTGTTCTTCCGTATCCATCGAAAGATCGTAATCAGTCGGATAGATATCGAGTGGTCTTAGCCGATAGGAAAATATAACCTGAACTGGAGTGGAAACATAAACCCCAACGGATCTTCTTTGTCTCTCTTCCATAGCTGTGGAAGATGCCAAGCGAACCCCATAAGCCTTATGAGCTACGGTGTTCTCTGTTCTCCCAAAGAAATCAGGGCTATGTTTCGTTTCTTGGAAACCAGCGAGCTCGGCAATCTTGGAAGCTATTGCCCCCCTTACTTCGGAAAACTTCAGAGCCATTATTTTCTTCTTCCTCGGAATGATCCAAGCCTTCCAGGATTCGAAAGATAAATCACTGGTTGTTTCGCTACTCTCTGATTGGGAGATTCAGCGGTTCCAGAATGATCGAAGTCATAAATGAAATTAATCTGCTTCCAATCGTGATGATATTGGCGGAAGTGTTCTCCAGCAAGATCCAGATATCTTCCGTTGGATTGCCCCAAGGAAGAATGAAAATCACGAAATATATAATATAATGTAAGATTCTGGTGTGCTGATCGGAAAGATTCAGCCGACATGACCAGATATTCCAATCCTCCACCTTCTTGGCGAAGCTTCTGAATCATTGTGTACCAAGCTTCATCAATATAGTTCTGATATGAACTTAGATTGGAAGGTCTGATATCCGCCAGCTGTGAATAAGTGGAAGTCAGATCCCCATCAGAAACAACAGGATATAATCTTCTCTTGACTACAGCTAGATTTCTACGAAATACGAAAGGAGCGCCGGAAATAGTGATAGTCCATTCTTGAAGATACCCCTCTCCAAGCTGAAGACTATCACTAAGGACAGCGGCTGAGTGTGTGAATTGTGGAATATTTCCAGGATAGGTTCCTACTGCATTATCTACCACTTTGGTTTGATCTGGAGCTATCAGAGTATAACGAACCTCAGTTGGAGAAACTAGCGCCCCATCTCGATAGATTGGAAGCGTGCTTGTCTGGCTCTTTCCTCTTTCGAGAAGCTCTGGAATCTTGATCTGTGGAGAATAAGGAGTGGAAGAACTCATTTCAATATCCTGTGATATATTTCCAATCCTTGGGTTTCATATGCTTCAATACATTTCTTCATATCCCCAAGAATCTGATAATGTTCATTCAGCTTGGTCTTCACTTCTGGAATATGCTGTGAAGATGCCAGCCTATCAATTGTTTTTTGATGCGAAAAGGTTTGGAGCTCCCAGAAGTGAGTTTCCGGCGCTGGAAGAACCCCATTGGCTAAGAGATTACAAGACCATTTCCAGAATGAATTTTTGTCCATCTTCTTTATGATCTGACCACCTACAACACGGATTTCCAGCCATTTTGGAACGTGATATCTTCCCCCACGGACTGGATAGACATGCATATAGTCGAATTGTTGTGGTGAAAGATAAACCCATCCAAGCTGCTGAAGTTTTCCGATTCTGGAGCCGGCTTCCCCTATTTCACCATTGATCTGGTGTATCCCATTCACACCAGGAACAATTCTTTCCATTCTGATATTTGGAACGAATAGCCCTATTTTTTCCATCTCTGGTTCTTTATCTTTCTTCTTAGATTCCTTCTCCACATTGAAATAATGGAATCCCCAATTGGAAGGATGAAACTTATAATAGAAAGGATGGTTCGGTCTGGTTGGAAGAGTCTTAGGAGCTTCCGGTTTAGTCATAGCCCAAGGCTGTGGTTTAATTTGCATTGTGTACCTCCACACATAGTTAATATAGAGAGAGGAAAATAAACTATTCCCCCCTCTCCAATAAAATCAGGATGATTATACCAAAGTAGCGATTTCCACACCACGGTTATCATCAATGATAGCAAGACCAAGATAAGCATGTCCAACAATGCGAGTCAACGCCTTAGTTGCATCACGATCCATCTCGATAACTACTTCACCCATTTCCATAGTTTCAGCAGCACCAGGAAGACCAGCTGGAGTTCCTGTAGCGTAACCAATAGCACCAGGTCCCCACATAGCAGCTGCATAGTTTGAACCATTATCGGTAACGTGAGAAGAAGTATAGATTTCAACGCCAAGATAAGAACCTTTGTAGTGGCTTCCCTTTGCTGAAATAGCTTCGTAAGATGGAGGAACGAATTGGAGAATACCGCTTGATTCGTTACGGATTGAATCTTGGAGCTGAGCGAACTGAGCAGGAGCCAGAACACATACATAAGGACCAGGAGCGCCCTTTCCAGAATCAGCAGCTTCCAAAGTTTGGATAGCATCCATAAACACATCAACGCTCATAGAAGCAGCAGAACCCACCTGAGGAGTGAAACCACCAAGAAGCGCGCCTGTAAGATTTGCGAATCGTGCTTCATAAGATTTAGCGATAGATTCAGCAATACGGAAAGGATCGATATCACCACCGCCCATTCCAGTCATAGAAGCCAGATCAGAGATAGCATAAGCCAAAGCTTGGCGCTTCACTACCACATCAACATGTTGTCCATCTACAAGAGCAGTATCAGATACAGCACCATCTTCAGTTCCACCAGAGAACTCAGACCAGCCATCTTCACCATCGAGGAAAGCTTTTCTAACACGGATAGTATCAGAACCCATTCCATTAATAGAGCCCACGAAATCCATAAAAGGAGTGTTACGAAGATTAGTTGAATCGTTAAGAAGAAGCTTGATTTCTTGGGAAATCATTTGAGCCAATCGAAGATCGCCCACAAGAGAATTATTAGTAATAGCCATTTTGAACACCTATTTATATTTTGAGTTTAGAGAAATTTTCCGATTGGCTTTCCTGTGTTTTACAAGTACGACTTGAACCAAACAATCATTTATAGAATATATCATAAAATCATCATTGGCAACAGAAAAAAAACCCCTGACAAAAGCCAAGGGTTTTCCAACCGGGAGGTACACCAGTTTTCTTGAGAGAATTGGACTATAGAGAAATTACAATATTCAATCCGGTCTTATTGCTTCCAGCCTTGATCTTCAGATTGTTAGTATCAGTGAGCTGTACATCAACCTGAACCAAGTTATCACTTGAATCATAGACAGCAACATGAACGAATTTCTTGTTCAAACCGTGATTCAATGTTACCCAAGTATTAGCTGTCAGAGACTTATTGGCGAATTCTTTTCGGAAAAGAGCGATATCAACAGAAAGTGCACCAGTTGAAGCATTATAGTCCAGAGCGTTTTCTTGTACTGAAGAATCAGCAGAGATTGCATTTCTGGCTCTTGCTTCTGTGAAGTATTGATTAACTGAACCTTCTGAAATATCATCGGTATCAGCAGTTAGAGAGATAGCTCCACCAGTCTTAGAAAGTCCAGCGCCTGAAACACTGATAGCAGCTTGGGCTCTTGCATCTGTGAAGTACAAGTTAGAAACACCTTCAGAGATATCATCAGAATCAGCAGAAAGGGAGAACTTTCCGCCACCATCCCAAGCCAATCCGGTTCCAGCTGAGAACTCAGCGAAAACATTGCTGAGAAGAACGCTAGCTTGACCAGTTGCAGAGCTATAAGACAACAATTCAATATCATTGACAGCAGTAGGAACAGAGATAGCCCCACGAGCTCTAGCCTGAGTGAAATACAGGTTAGAAACACCTTCAGATATATCATCAGAATCAGCAGTCAATGAGATAGCGCCGCCGGTCTTAGAGAGTCCAGCACCAGAAACAGTGATAGCAGCTTGGGCGCGAGCATCAGTGAAATAAAGGTTAGTTGAACCTTCTGAAACTCCATCAGTATCAGTATTGAAAGAGAATACCCCATTGGAAGAATCATAAGCCAAGCCAGTTCCAGCTGAGAACAAGCTCTTGATATCTGCATCATTGACAGAGATAACACCAGTCGAAGAACTGTAGTCGATTCCATCACCACCAGAGAGCAGAGAACGAACCTCAGAAGATGAAACATCAGAACCTTGGATCTCTGTGAAGTCAGCAGAAGTTCCAGCAGCTCCACCGTTATGAATGTAAGTTTCAGTTCTGTTAGCTGAAGTGTTCGTGAGGATAAGCATATCCCCTTCTTGGAGTTCATTTCCAACTGTATAGTTAGTGCTGATCCAGTTCGCCAATGAAGTAGCTGTGGAGTCAACATTAACATCAGTAACAGCGAGAGACTTAAGCTTCAATTGCTTAGCGCCATTAACCACTACAGTTTCAGCCAAGAGAGAAGAATCAGTGTGGATTGCCATAATAGCATTAGCTTCTACCCAAGACTTACGAGCTGCGTGATTGCTTGCCGTTGGATCGTTTTCGAGCTGTACATTTCCCTCGAAAATCACATTCGGATTATAAAAATTCATAGTATTTTCCTCTTTTTGAATTCAAAAATATTTCATTGGGGGATGCCCCCAAGCTATCTTATCTCAGAAATATAGTTCCTGATATTGAATTTTGGAAAGTTACCACGAGTTCATTAATACTATTGTGTGTTACGTTACAGAACGCCATCTGACCATTCACCACAAGATAAACCAAGGGCTTATAGCCTAGGTTATGAGTGATTGTCATATTATTGAGATTTACGAAGTTGAATTCTTTCGGATATGCTACCGGATTATATATCTTAGCCATGTCATTCCTCGAAAATCAGATTGATATCAGCTGCAGAAGAAGAGACAGTAGCGATAAAGATAGATGATTGTCTATTGTTCCCCTTGGCTATTTTCAGTTCAATGGAACCACCAGAAAGAACCTCGACATGATGCGAGCTTGGAAGCGCTCCATCTGTTCCCTCTGTGGCTACTACTATCTTGTGACTTGGGCTCTGGATAGTCATATAATGAGAATTGGAAGGAACCTTGATTTCTGTGTTCGCTGTACTGGCTGAAAATGTCTTGATCAGCGGAAAAGTGTTCAATGCTCTATAGTCTAACATTTCCCCTTCTCCTTATCTTGATTTCCAGGCTTTTCGGATGGAATCACGATTAGCCTTATAGAACTCGAAATCTTCAGCGCCTCTCTTCAGAAGGTCGGTTGATTTCACTGGAGCTGCTTGGGCTCCTTGATTGGTCTTTGGAGGAAGAATCGCCGGTAGTTCTTCTTGCTTGGCTGGTGATGTTTCTTGTGCTGGAGCAGCCTGAGAAATAGAACTCATATGAGGAGCCAAAGTCTTGGGAGCCTTGGAAGGATCTTTCTTGATTTCCCCTAGCCAATCCATAAGGCTTGGAGCTTCATCCATTCCCTTCACAGCTTTTTCATAACTCCATTCCACCATTTCACGAAGCTCTTCATCTTGGAAGCCCATTTCAGCAATAGCCAAATGTCTGGAATATTTGGATTCTGATTTCTTCAGCTGTTCCCCTAGCTCCTTGATCTGATTGTTCAGATTGTCAATAGATCCAAGTTTTCCGGCTTGGGTATCCAATTGTTCTTGGAGTGTTTTAGCCTGTTCTTCTGCTTGGATAGCTCTGGATGATATCTTGGAGATTCTATCCTTGAAGGCTTGTTCCATTGATGCCTTCTGTGATTCTACATCGGATTGAAGGATATATGTCTGTCCTTCGTGTTCAATCGTTTTCATGTTGTACCTCGGTTTTTACTTGTTGTAAGTATTGATAGAAATGTTCTATTGCTGTCACAGCTGAATCCCACTTCATTTCCAGAGCTATTTCCAGAAATAATGGAAGGTGCTTCAGTGGAAGCCAGTGATCTTCCAATCCTTCCCCAATAAGATCCTGAGTCTGAGAATATTCACAGTCTCTGTGACTAGCTCTTATTGTTTCTGAAAGGGATTCTATATGATTGGATAACCATTCCAGGATAGCCCCTTCATCCAGATTGATTGGATTCTGACAATGTTCACATATCATAAGAATTCAGCTCTTTCAATTTTCACTTGTCTTAGATATTCACGGGCTTCTCTTTCATCCATGTCATCATACATCATCAGAACAGCCTGAACCGGTGAAATTAAGCCGGCTCCCATCTTCTGGATAATGTCCTCTCTTTGGGCTTTCATTTCTTCTGGAGTCAGTGGCATAGAGTGATAACTAACCCTATATCCATCTTCGGGAAGATTGGTTCCTAAGAAGCGATTGGATAGCATAGCTGTCTTAGCTAGAAGCTCTTCATCCCCCATTCTGAAAACTGGAGCGAATTTCTTCTGTGCTTCTCTCTGTCCTGATCTCGAAACAGCCAGGGCATATCCTGATCTTGGATCGCCATTGGAACTGCGAGAAATATCCGCTGGAGATAGACCAGCTGCTAGCCCTACTCTCATTTCATACTTAGATATACTTTCTAGAAGCTGGTGTGGATCAGTTGGAATGGAGAATGAACCTACAAGAGGTTGACCTTGGGCATCTGGATCTTGTGTGAAGACCAGAATAGAGCTTGGATCAGTGGCGATTGATGATCTTCTAGCTATCTCGTTTTGATCCAGCTGATTGAGTCCAGCGATTGAAAGACCAGCTACATATTTCTGGCTCCAACAGGCATCACGGACCAAGTGAACCCACATAGAATATAGAACTCCACAAGTCAGCGAGCCATAGACCATCTGAGAAGCATTGTAAGTATCCCATAAGAAGCCTGTTTTCTCAGCGTGATATAGAGTGATTGGAAGGAAGGGCTTCCCTGTTGAATCTCGATAGGGATAGTTTTCCCCCATGTGGGTTGGATGCCCCATATAGATTTCAGAAACATCAGCGCCCAAGGTTCCATCTTGGTTGATTTCATACATCCCAAATATTGGATTGTTCATGTCTCGAATGTCGATAATATCCGCAATCCAGACAAGATTTCCTTGGGGATTCTTTCTGAGTCTGTATTCTTGATAATACACTGGGATATCTGGCTGGTCTGGATGGTTTTCACAATAGACCATATCAGGAGTAACTATTCTGTATTGGATGCCAGGAGCCTGAACTGAAGCGCCTTCCACATGTGGATTCACATCGATTCTTATAATAGATTCACGAAGCCCAAGAACCATCTGTTGCGTTCTCTGTTGCAGCTGCCACAATCCAGCCTTAGTGACTAGCCCTTCTCTGGAAACTAGCTCTTCAATGTTTCCATTCAAGTTAGTCACGCTTGGATTTTCGTGATAAAGTACCGATAATTGCCTTGTGATTTGTTCAAATGGGTTGGAACTTAGATCAGCAGGCCCCCAAGCTTCTCTCCTATCAGCTGGCAAGTGGCGAGCCAATTCATCTTCAAGATCCTCTTCCCATAGCCCAAGAATCATTCTTCTTCTTAGTCCAGTATGATCCCATCTTGCTTGTTCTTCTGTGCTGTGAGCCAGTGGCTTGATTGGTTTATTCATCATCATTAGTATAGCCTTATCTTGGATTGTGGAATGTTAGGTCTATAAGATTCTATAGTCGGTACTATGGTATAACGCAAGGCATCAACCGCATGTCCCCATTCATCCTTGGATCTTGCTGATTGATTCTTCTTCATTGTCCATCTCTGGAGACTGAGAATCAACCGGTTACAATTCGGATGGATGAAAAACTGCTTGCGAGCCATCACGGAATGAATCATAGCGCTACCGTAATATACACTATATCTCGGCTTCTTGATAGTCCTAATTCGAAAGGGAAGCTGTGGAACCCTGAGAACCGATTCGAAAGCTCTCATTAATAGGGAATTGGACATTTTCCCAGAGCCAGAAGAACCCGATCCAAAATGAACATTGTCACCAGTCCAACGGCATTGATTCGGTTCAATATGATTTCTTCTGAGCATCTCCAGAATAGCCCTAGCGTGACTTTCCGGCGGTGCAGCTCCAGAGATATATTCATCGAGAACATATACCCAAGGATTATCTGGATCAGCCATATTGATAGCGGCTAAGATTGCCACCTGTGCATTGGGCTGGCTTCCGTGGTCTATTCCAATAGCGAATTGATAGTTAGCTTGTGGCGCTGGATCGCTGGAAATCATATCCTCACTGAAGCAATCAAAGACTCTTCCTTCTGGAATCCCCACTGTCCAATCTCCATTCAATCTGGCCGCCCTATCAATTGGAAGATATGTCCTGGATATATCATCAATCTGATTCTGAGATATTATTGGTCTACAGAACTTCGGTGTCGTGTCTTGTACTGTTAGCGGCGCTTTGGTGCAAGAAACTACTCCTTCTTCTACAAGCTTCTGAAGATAGGAAACATCTTGTCCCACTGGAGTCATAGTGATTCCAATTGTTCCAGTCTTTCCACCGGCTCCACCACGAAGAACACGGGCCGATAGTTCCCCCCATACTTCTTGTGAGACTGGTTCATCTATCGCCACATAAGAAACAGTAGCAGAAGCCAATCCTAGCCCTTGATTGGCTGTCTTGATCATTATCATACTTCCATTGTTGAACCTGACCACAGGATGGATTCCCCTGAAACCTCTTCCAGGAACGAATTCACAATCTGGATGAAGAGCATCCTTTGGAGCCATAGCGAAAAGTTTCTCTTGGATGGTTATAGATTGCTGGTGTGAATGGGTAATAAGGAAGGCTTGAATTGGTGG